AAGTTGGAAAAGAGTAAAAAAGATAGTAAAATAGGGGGTTTAAGATGGTTACAAACTTGGTTGCAAAGTGGTTACAAAAAAAAATAGGTTTGTAACCGTTAAATATATTAAGATTATTGTCGGTCAGGTTACAAACTTGTTTTGCCCATTTTATTTTGTAACCATACTTTTGTAACTTCTTAATATATTGATTATCAATTAGTTACAACTTCAAAATGCAAGGTTACAAAGTTTCAATTATTTCTGGGCAAAATCAGAAATAGTGTGCGAAACACAAACGCAAAAAGAGTGTGATTTTGAACAAAAAGACATATTTGTTTAATATATTCTCATTAATAACAGATTTTGGTAAATTATATTGTACTTGTGTATTTTTTTTAGTACATTTGTCTCAAACCAGTGTACTATGAGCAAGAAAAAAGAAAGATACTTCGTTTATATTCGTTGCAAGCCATACGTGAAGCAATACTTATTGCAAAATTATGGTGCTCCGGATTTTGACTGGCCGGAAGCGATATCGCTTTTTAAGGATAAGGATCTTCTCCGTGAATTCCGCAGGCGTTTGATACATCCGTCTAACCGTGACCAGTCTGCTTACGAAGGGTTGAGTATGAGTAGATACTCGTGCGAGGTACACATCGAGATTAATAAGAATGATTTCTATAGGTATGGATGGGCACTGAGTAATACAGATATGGTTTCTTTTTCTGCTATCCTGGAAGCACGGGCGAAAACGATGATGTTTACCTACATCGATCTTCACCGGTCGATGGGCTTTACCATTGCCAAGGCTATTCGTTTGTTCCAGGACAGGTATCGTTATCCGGAAGATGTTTGGAGTGCCGACACGATACGTCGTGAGTACAATCGGCATGGTACCAAACTAAGTTCTGAACTAGAAAAAGTATTAAGTGAAAAAATTAATAATATTGTGGTGGCGAACTTGTCCGCAAATGGGACAATTTCGCATAAAGGTTTAAAGGCTTATGAAAACCCTGAATTTTGATTATGACAACCTGGGTGGTGTCATTCGTTTATTTGCTATCCCTGCCGTTTCGTTTCTTCGCATTCGTGAAGATTATGTTTCCGGACTGAAGTATCCGGAACTTAGGAAACGGGAGCTTATTATTGATATACCGGTTTATGCTGATGATTCTTTTTCGATTGATGAAGAGCATAAATTGACTAATCAAGGTGATACGTATGATACGGCAGTTTCAGGTATCATTCCAAAGATGTGCCGCGTTAACGCCACCACGCTTGAAATATTAGAGCGTGGCGAATGGATGGTGTTAACTCAAGACAGTAACGGTGAGGTACGCTTAACCGGATCACCAGGAAATCTCTTAAAATTCACCTGTAAGAAGTCTACAGGTAAAACCAAAGCTGCACGCAACGGAATAGAATTTTCTTTTGCGGCTACATTGCCCCAAACATCTGTATATGTTGAGGTACCCGATTTTTCTACGATTTAACTAACTGTTTTCTCAATAAAAGCCGCACTCATTGTCCTGTTTGCGGCTTTTTTTTGTGCGTATACTTGCATAAAATTACGATTATGGAAGAATACATTTTTGCAATTAACGGACGGATCGATCCATACTGGCTTTCACGCAATTACGTGAAATACTTTTTGGATAAGGCAGGTGGTAAGCCTGTACGCATTAAGTTGAGTAGTTACGGTGGTGATGTAGGCGAAGCCGTTGCCATTTCAAATCTTCTTGCGGAGTACGGTAATGTAACCGTTGAATTCATTGGTTTTAATGCTTCGGCGGCCACATGGTTAGCGTTTGGAGCAAAAAAAATAGAGATCCACGAAGACAGTATGTGGCTATCTCATAAGAGTTCCGTTGGCGTTGATATCTACGGTGCTATGAATACGGATCAACTGGCTGCTAAAATCAAGGAACTGCAAAGTGCACAAAAAAGTGCTGATGCCATTGACTTGATGATCGCTCAAAAGTATATGGATAAAAGCGGTAAGGACTTGAAGGACTTACTGAACCTAATGAGTGAAAGTAGATGGATGAGCGCTAAAGAGGCTAAAGACTGGGGATTCGTGGATGAAATCATCCCGGGGATCAATAAGTCCGCAAAAATATCGAATGATTTGATTCTTAACTTTGAAGCGATGGGCATTCCTGTACCGGTTATCCCTGATGACAAAGATAACCTGCTTAAAACGCTTAAGAATGATATTGTTCGTGAAGTCAAAGAATTTTTTAACCGAGGCGAGAAACCCCCGGTTGTAACCAATACCGAACCTGTTATGAATAAAGAATTTGTTTCTGTAAACGAGGTCCTGAAACTGGAAGGACTTCCCGAAAATGAAGGTAAAATTACCTTTAGCGTTGATCAGGTGAAGCTTATCAATGAAGCTATTAACGCCGCTAACGCTGCTAAGAAAACAGCAGAGGATGCTTTGAAAGTAGCTAATGATTCATTAGCAGCTGAAAAAACAAAGTTTACCGATGCTGTTACGGCTATCGACAACTTAAGCGATGATGTGAAGAGTGCTGCAACCGTTGAAGCTAAGGTTGCTGTTATCAAAAACGTGATCGAGAAAGTTCCTGGAGTGAAAGTTGTATCGCCTGTTAATCAGGGTAAAACAGACTTTAGCGACGTGGCTAAAGATCCGATCAACAATTTCGGTGACGAAGAGTAATTGTTTTATTTAACCTAAACTTTAATTATGGACTTAAAAGCTCCTATTGACATTACCGCGGTGATGACCGCAGTAAAGAAGCACAAAGACTTGCTGAAAGCCGTTGACCGGTTGGAAGCAATGGAAGTGCTTCAGCATTTCACTCCGATGCCCGGCATAACCGACTCTATTGAGTTGGGTAAAGTGGAGGGTGGTACCATTTCTTCTAAGTATAACGGTGTTTTCTTAGGCGATAAGAAAATGGGTGTTATTGTTCCTAGACGTTTAGTTGTTCGTCCGGTAGTCATGGAAATGGCCGATGAACCTGAACGTTATCGTCGTTCATATATCGCTGAAGTTCCCGGTGAAGTTCGCAAAGAACATCCGTTTGAATTGTGGATTATCCAGCACGGGCACAACCTAGCTTCTGAAGACTTGCTTAACGCTATCTTCATTGCTAAGTATTCGGCTGCCGCCAATGATTTGGATATTACCGATGCCTTTGATGGTATAGGTACCGTTCTTGGTGCCGATCGTGCCAGTAATTTGATTACTGAGGCACTAGGTAACATGTTCGTTACCGGTACGCTTACCAGGGCAAATATAGGTGATCAGTTGAAAGCGATGTTCCAAAGCCGTCCGGATACGTTTAAGCGCAAAAAGAGCAAGATGTTCTTAAGCGCTACACTTGGCGATATGTATGATGACTGGCGTAAAGACGAAGGTCAGATCATTATCGGGCAAACCGAAGAGACTGCCGGTACTCAGTATCTGCTAGGCTCTAACGGTAAATGTGAACTTGTTCGCTTGCCTAATCTGCCTGAAGGTAGCCAATTTGTATTGTTAACCACAAGGGCTAACTTGGTTTATGGCTTCGACAAAGAGAGCGATTTCAAGTCGATCCGTCCGTTTATGTCAGGGAACCCCTATTTGTTTACCGCTACAGGTAAATATGTTATCGGTTTCCAGGCTATTTCTATTCATAAGACTGAGTTCTGCATGAATGAAGCTGAGTTGTCTCCTGATGTGAAAACATTAGGTACTTTGGTCGTTAACATTACGCCTGCCGCTGCGGTAACTGCCGGTGCACAATGGCGCTTGGAAGGTGAAACTGCCTGGCGTGATTCTGGTGATTCGGTTCCTGTAGGTACTACTGAACTGACTATTGAATATAAAGAAGTAGCCGGTTACGTTGCTCCGACTTCGGAAGCATTAACAAGTGTAACAGCTACAGCTGGTCAAACATCAACTATTGCAGCGCTTTACGTAGCTGAATAAGGAGGGCTTAATTATGACAAAATGTATAGCTTTATCGAATATTGATGATGCATTAACCTGTGAGAACCTGGATAATATGGGGGGCTTGGTTCCCCGTATTATCTTCGGATTCCATGAAGATGTATCTGTGTGGCCGACACTTCCTGATGTGGCAGCGGTTAACCCGCTTACGTTGGATGCTGCCGGTGTGCTGACGGGTGATGTTGTGATGAAGAATGACACGTCTGCTTACGTGATGGACTTCACGGAAGACACCGGAGAATTTAAAATCACAGATCAGGGCGAAATAGGAGGCGAAAGTTTCATGTATGATTTGACTATTATTGCGGCCAAAATGCGTAAGAAAATCTTTGGATTTGAAAACGCTACAAAAGGTCGTAAGATGTTCTTCATCGTACAGGATAACAACGGCAAGTATTACCTGATGGGTGATAAGAGAAACGGTGCTAAGCGCGTCAGTGGTGACGGTGCAACAACCGGGGCAAATG